GCTGAGGCATGTTGGAGTTACGCAACTGATCGGCCTTCGGATCCTTGGACGGCTTGACGCCGAGGAACTGCCGAATCTCGTTAGAGCTGAAGATCTCGTTGCGAGTGAACTTGTCTGCCATCTCAGCAACGTCCGACATCGGCACCAACTTGAACGGATCACGGAAGAAGTCGACCGACTGACCCTGAGTTCTAGCCGTTTGAGTCAGGAACGCTCGAATCATCGCTTCGGTGATCGCCGTCAGAATTGGCTCAATAGTCCGATTGTTGTAATTCAGCATGGTCTTCTCGTCCGCGGTACCATCCATGACGTTCGGAGTGATACCAAGCTGACCATAAAGCATGTTCGTCAGATACTCGATCTGATTCAACAGATTGTTCTCGGCCGGGCGATTCAGCTGGGTGACCTTCTCGGTTCCATCTGTATAGGCGATACCATACTGACTGCCCTTGAGCTGAAACTCGATGTCCTTGCGCCGCTGATCAGCCTGCTGTCGTCGAGCTTCAGACTTAATTACATACGGCAGCTGAATGATCAAGTCAAGCTTGCCAGAACTGGTAGCCTCGTCAACCGAGTCGAGCAGGTTAAGCTTGTGAATGAGACGTTGAAGAGTCGAGTTCGGCTCATTCATCACGTCATAAAGCGGATTCTCGACAATAGCGACATTACGCTTCTCAAGGAGAATCTCCTGGCGCTGACCAATACGCTCATTGTAGAGACTCACACGAATGTGGTTGGGATACCACTGTCGAATCTCACCAACGCGCATAGTCTTGATGTCGTAACTACCCGAGACCTTGGGATCGAGTGTTGTGTCGACTGGCACAATTGCAGCAACGCCCTTGCTAAAGAGTGTCGAGACGATGTCCTGTCGAAAAGCTTGTGGACCTTGGTCGATGTTGGGCTGCGTCTTGAGACAGTTATTGAATCCGCTCTGAACATCCTCGATGTAGCGATCTTCATCGTCATGTCGAGTATGGCGAATGGGAACGGAAGAAACATCGATGCTGATCCGAGTGTAGATGGAGGAGATGATCGAACGCTCGTTGCTGATTCGTGTTCGAGTGCGCGACGGGCTTACTCCGAAATATCCACCATAAGTCGTGGGAGATGACGTTACCGCCGGCCACGGATCTTCTTCGTTTGCAACGAACGCGTTCCACGCGCCTTTAATGCGTTCGGTAAATGTTGCCATCTGTCACCTCCTTATTTCCGACTCGTAAGCTCTTTAAGCTGGCTTTCTGCCGACTTAATATCCGTCTTAGTCATGAGTTTAGTTGCATGAGATGTAACAGATGGAGCGTCCAAAAATACTAAAGGCTTATCGCCAATTACTCCTGCATCCATCTCATCAACAAACGCGCCATAACCCTTCTCCATCAATTTCTTCATAAAATCGCCAGTAATATGGGTTGGGCCAGAACCATCTTTACCCAAATTATAACCTTCTGCCCACTTGCCGCCTGAAAGAAATTGATACTGAGAACGAACCTTCGCGGAGGTTGTCGGCATTCCACGTTCTTCCATGGTTTCACGAAGAGTTTCAAGCGTCGTTGTAAGATCAGGAACCCTGATCGGTTTGGTGGCCGTGAAAGTAATATGATGCAACTCAGAGCCAACGACTTCATGACGAAAAGCGGTTACGTAACGATTGAAATCGTCCGTGGTGCATGTAACGTAACTGCCTGGTCGAATACCGTTTTCTGCTGTCGAAGAAAGTCGATGGAAAGTTTCACCAGCGTTAATAGTGAATTCTTCACGAGCGAAAGAACTTTCCTGAATATACCCACTAAAACCCCACGTTTTTGTCTTCGACATAGTAGTAAAAGATTTAAATTGCTCAGGGGTTACTGGCAAACCTGCTAATTTACTCATTGAACGCTGGGTATATGCGCTATAAGCAAGCAACCCGCCAGCAACTGCAGCACCAATTAGTAATTTCTTCTGCGTAGGCGTTAGCTTTCCGCGCTCTTTAGCATCAACAGTTTTAAGAATTGCATCTCTTTGCTTAGTGTAATCGGTGATAATTTGGCGATTAGCACTTTTCGTAAGGGCAGCAGATATGCCCTTGGTGTTAGCTAGATCTTTGTTTTCTTTCTTTAAACTAGAAATCTGTGTGTCTAGATCAGCAGCTTTGACTTTAAGCTTAGAGATGCTTTCTTCTTTTTTTGTTTGTCTAGCCGCATTAAACTTGTCTAGGAACTTTTGCTGGTTTTCGGAGAAGGCTTTAGATGCTTCGGAAGTCGACCGCTTAATAGGGGCAACATCCATATATGCTTTCTTGGCGGCATCGTAATCTGAACCTCGAGAAGATGAAGAACCACCACTGGAAGAAGAATCGCGTTCTTTTCGAACGCCCCAGTGCATACCTTTAACGCCGTGGTGAGCTAAAACATCTTCAATAGGAGGTTTATCATCTCCCAAATATCGGCTCATGTAAACCTCCTATGCATAAGTTAATTACCTCGCTTGTCCCGGCGGGAAACCGCCAAATCGGCCACAGACGTGTGTCCAATCACCGATAGAATATCGCCGACCTTAGCTTCGCCCTTAGCTACTCGAGCTTGACGCTCCTGCAAAACCTGAACTCGTCGAGCAGCTAGTTTCTTGTTCGTAACGTGTGATCCAGTAAAGGCTACAGTCCGGACAACATCTCGTTTCTTTGCCGTGCCAGTAGCGACAGCATTTGCGGTTGTAATCCTTCGCTGAAATTGATCATCCGCGGCGCCGCGGACACGCCCTCGCAAACCACCAGTACGAACGCCCCACTTCATGCCCTTTACGCCATGATGAGCTAGATCCTCCAAGGAGGGCTTCTCATCACCAACCAAATATGTCATTCAAAGGCCTCCTTGTTAAGCTTGTACGCGATGTACGCGTCCATCATGGCGGACACGTTGTCAATCTTCTCATCCTGACGCTTCTTGAGGAGCTTGCGGTTACCATTAGTGTCTTCAAGTGTAATCGCGTTACCCATCGCAAACGTCATTAGTGCCTGATCGAAAATAAGCATCCGTTGCTCACTTAAGATCTTCAACTCACCAAGCGGCACTGACTCAGTCTTGGCTCCTTGAATGACTTTCTCAATTCCAAAGGGGCCGTTTTCCGCTTCCCATCGCGTCACAAATTCCTTTGCGTTGTAGGGGTCGTATCCCAACGCGCGGACATCGTAACGAGAAGCTTGCGTGTACGCATCAAGATCGTCGTACACTTCCATCATGTCGAGTACAGTTCCCTCGAGCACATGCAGACTATTCTCCGCAATGAACTCGTCATACTTCTGGCGCATAGCCCCCGGAAGCTTCATCAACGTCAACGACGTAATATAGCTCCGGGTCTTAACGCCGAAATTCCCGTTTGACAATGGGAACAAGTATGTGAAGGCGCAGAAGTCGTCGCCTTGTGAGAGGTCTGCACCCAAAGAACATGGGAGTTCCCAGAATTCAGCTCGACGATGAGGTAAGGTTTCCTCATAAGTAAAGAAGTAAGTGTAACCTTCCATCGGAATGCCGAACCGTTTGGCGAGAATATCATTACGAGATGCGGGAGCTTTCTCAGCTCGCTCAACGTCGAGATGATAAGTCTCATAAGAAACCGTCTTCCCGAGATTAGGATTAGCCTTCGGCCAAGTGGCCGGATCAGCGACTTCCTCAATCTCGTCCAGCTTGTAGTGCCAGATCGAAATATGCGGAGCAACATACTCGCCTTTGAGAATCTTCTGTAGTTCCATCTTGATGGTATCGCCCGAGCCATTACGGACAGTACCTTCAGAGCTGATGGCCACAATCAGATAGTCATGGAGCTTAGACGCACCCTGCTCAATGGCGCCAACGACATCCTCGCGAATATCGCCAGAAAGCCATTCGTCAACCGTAGAGATCTTAGGTCGGAGACCCTGCAACTTGTTAATCGCCATCGGGCGGATCTCGAGAATCGATCCGGTGAGGAAGTTCTCGATACCCTTCTTTGTAGAAGCAAGCTTCACGCGATTGACTTTAGAGCCAGTCGTGTTCTGCAATGATCCTTCAGTGAGGAATTGGAACAACGGTCCTCGCGCGCGGGTGATGGCGGTCCGAAAAGGACTCATCACTTCTTCTGCTTGCTTCATTGTAGGTGCTGTGGTGATTTGGTGTGTCGTCGAGGTGTCGACGTTCAGAAAATAGCTCTGTAAACATTCGGCGTACATCGACTTGGCTGCACCACGAGCCACAATTAAGTACTGCTTCGTAATCAGGCGCTTCTTGACAACCTTGACTACGTAATGACCTTGACCATCAGGACTCGGCTGATACACTTGTCTCTCGATGAAGTAATACCAACCGAGAATTTGCTCGGCCCACACTTTGAATGAGTCGAGCAGATGAAGATCACCTCCGTCAGTCAGTGTGAGTTCATTCTCGCAATAGCGGATGAAACCCTCAACAACAGCACCGTCGTAGTAGTAATTCGGGTTCGCGATGAGCGCATCAATGCGATTCATCTCCATAGCAATTTCCCGGTTTACCGGAATCTCACCGCGAAGAACTGCCTCACGGAATTGACCGTAATACTTCGGCGTCGCAGTGTTGCTAATCCTCATCGCAACCCCCTCTCACTACTTGTTCTTCAGTACTTCACCGACCGCGGAGGCTGCAGCAGCCGCAAACGAAGAGCCGGTACCAGGAAGCGGGTTACCATTCTTGTCAACCGGCGTAGGCTTACCGAGGAGCTTTTGCGCGAAACGCTGTCCCCGAGTCTGCCGCTGCGTCTTCTTCGAGAGCGTATGATATTGCTGCTCAAGATTCATTCGAGTAACAGCTTCCTGCAATTGCTTGTTACTCAGTGCGTCGGTAGTACTCTTCTTGGCCAACTGCCGAGTAGCTGCAACACGCACCGCTTCTTCGGATGCGGTCTGCCGCTTGCCACCAGAAGTACGAACATACTGCCCGGGCTTCTGTTTCGCAGTAACATCAGTTGCCTTGCGACGAAGATGACTATTCCGCGTAGTCGTTGAAGATATAGATCCGTCCTTACGAACGCCCCACTTCATGCCCTTTACGCCATAGTGCGAGAGAGTTACGCCAGCTAGTGTCATTATGTCGCTCATTGCTAGTGCCGCCTCCTCTCTATCCTTGAGCTGATACTCCGGACCGTCGTAGTCGCCGAGCCAAAGCGCAATCTTGTCGAAATTCACCCAACTAAAACCCGGGTATTCGCGATTGTCAGACTTGGCCGGACTGGTGGGATATCCCAACGTGAGGTGCGGTGTCCACCCTGGATACTGCTGACTAGAATTGTAAGCTTTTCGAATCAAAGGATTCGCAAGCAAATCAGTTCTGAATCGAGAAATATCCTTAGACCAGTGTTTGTCAAAGAACAACACATCGGCGTCTTCTGGTCCGAGAGTTCCACGATGATCGACACTCATGCCGAAGCGAGAACCCTCAGTCTCAACAACATGCGCCAAGAAACTGTCTACCTGGGCCCACTCCGGACCCGACAAGACATCGTCGAAGTGAAGAAGCGTCATGTGCGGAACTTTCTCACTAGAGATTTTCCACACATAATCATCTTGTGACGGAATTGCTACGATAGCTACTCCGGCAGCCATTCTTCACCTCCTGTATCGACTGTCGTGTCGGGATCCGGGTCTACCCACTGCGTGCTCTCGCGATAGACGTTCATTCGCCACTCCAACTCTGCTACCTGCTTACTCATAGCATCGAGGGCGAATGAAGTCGACGGCGGATCAAACAGCATTCGCACACGCAAATACATGTAAGTCTTGACATTGTTGAGGCGAGGATCCGTCCCGATGAAAGTGTCCCACGTGGCGTTTTTGTCATTGATCATGAAACCATCTGCCGGACCGAGACCCAGCTGATTAAGGGTCGAGAAGACCGTGTTAATATGCATGAGAATATCGGGATCGAAAGCCTCGTATGAGTCGTCGATGCCAAGAGCCTTCTTTGTTCCGGTAAGAATGCTGTCCGCCATGTGGGATCACCTCCTTGTCAGGTGGAAGGGGGACTTGCGGTTGGGTTAGCCGCGGGTGCGTCTTCCCAGGGATAGCCTTCGGTCGGGTCTGTCGGCCCTTCGATTGCGTCGGACTCGTCGACATCGTCGAACTTCAATCGAGAGCCCAACGCAAGCAGCCAAGCTTCCAGCTGAGTTCCTGAAAGAATCTTAGACTGCGTGATAGCCGCAATAGCCCAAGAGCCAAGAGCAATACCGATGGCGTACTTCCAGTTGAAGCTGTCACCATCCTTCGCCCACTCACTGAAGAAACCATCAGCCGTCGAAAGACCAAGCGTGACAACACCGGTGATAGAACTATCCCAATGCTCTCGAACAACCCAGGCCGAGAAAGCCGGAATGATCGTTGAGGCGATGAAGGCAATGACCGCGACTTGCGGTAGCTGACCGAACAATGCGAGAAGATTCATACGTCCTCCTAAATATACCGAACGTGCTTACCGTTACGGCGCACATCGATTCGGCCACTGTCTTGCAGAATTGCCGCATACTCACGCGACTTCGAGATGAGAGCCCACTGAGTAGGGCCTTCGCCATAATATGGTTTTGCGCCGGGTGTTGCCGCCGGCAGTGAAGGCGTCTTTGGCTCCGAGGTCAAACTGAGTGCCTGCAGATGAGAGCCACATGGACGGAGAATAAGATTCTCGTCCGCCTGCTTCTTCCACCAATAGTTTCCAGTCTGGTAGATTGCGGCTGGGGTAGCCTTTAGCGCCTGTGCGCGGAGTGCAACTCGCTGATGCGCAGTCGTTGTGGTCGGCTGATAAGGTAGATCATCGTTAGACCAAGAACTAGCATTCGGCCGCCAACCGAAGTCGATCAACTTCTTCGCCAAAGCATGCCGAAGATATGGCGTGCCGGCATAGCAACCAACCTTGTAATAGCTCCTCAACGCCTTACGATAGGCCTTGAGATATGCGTCAACCTTCGTCCACTTCGATCGTACCGGAGCCGCGTCCCAGGAACAGTAAATCGCAGCACCTCGAGCTAGCCCACGATTCTTCCAGAAGGAAAGGTCGGCCTTACCATCAGCAGCGCCAGCCGCAGCACCTTCGGTCATCCGCGATTCATACCACTCGCTGTTGGCAATGAAGTCAAGTCCTTCTTTAACCGCATCGGCAATGGCGTGCGGTTCGCAGATCTTGTTCGATGCGTCTTTGAGCAAACCCGCCGTTCCAGCTCCAGCAGAATATCGAATGATGAATCGGCCGCCGGCTTTGTACGTTCCATCAAGTGGAACGTCAGCGAAGGAAAAATCGATTCCTCGATCTCCAGGTTTCGTCGCAACTGCTGTTACCATTAATACCTCCTTCTTACCACAGCTTAGTGTCGCCACTTCGCCTCGGCTCGAGAGGCCGAAGAAGTAGTCTCTCGTCACCGTAGTGAATGGCGTTGTGAGTTCGATGAGTTGTGGTAATCAAGAACTCGGGATCGAGAATCGAATCATCGCCATGAGCAATGTCGGAAGCATTCATCGGATTCATGTGATGAATTAGAATCTTGTCGTGGATCTCGTATCCTTCGACACCCAGATCGCAACCCAGATCTCGAGCGATAACGTAGGTGCGCGCTTGCTTCCATTGCCTCGAACGGTAGAACTCTTGATTGATCCAACGATCGAAACCAAAAGTAGCTTCTCCTACCTGCCCTTGTAGGGACAAATAACGAAAGCGCTCTTCGAAAGTTCCGAGGCGACGAAGTTCACGATAGGATCTAATCATGTGAACCAAGTCTTGCCGCAATTGGAACACCAGAACATTTTGCGCGCACCATTATCGATCAACGCTTGTTTGATCCACGAGACCGCGGGTCTGGTGTTAGCGGGATTGCCGCCGATGTCATGATGCATACATTGACGACGTTTTAGGATTCTAATCATCGCCAGCGCCTAAGAGCCCAATGATTGATGGTTAGATGTATCGTGTTGTCGGTGATGATCATCAACCAAACAGCCATCCAGTCCGGCTTCTCTTCGCCGTAACCAGTTGCTGTATGTGCTGGACGAAAACTCTCTGGCGCTAATTGATTCTTGAACCATCCCACGTGCTTCGCTAAACGCCAGCGGTCGATGACGAAGTGTGTACCGCCGATGATCACCAACGCTTTAGACGAACGGGTCAACGGAAGAAAACAAGCAGCATAGCTCACAGCGTGAAGCGCAGCAGGCAAATGACGCTTCGTCTTCTCGTTAGCCATCCAGTCCGACTGAACAATGTAGTCGCCAAATGCGTGCGCTAGGAATTCAGTCATCGCCTGAGCTCTTGTTCGCTGTCGCGTAATCGCCGACATGCCAGACGATGTATGGATTCTCACCGTTTCCGTGATGTGGCGCGAATTCTCTCACGTTATTGATTCGAAAGAACTCGGCAGCTTCATGCGTTTCAACATCACGAATACGATCGAAAACCCATGACGCCCACGTGTCACGGTTATACGAAGCTGGCGGGATAAGGAAACCGTGGCGAACTCGTATCGCCCAGGAAGGATTGAGACTGTCGTCGGTAGACGAGATGATAAATAAGTGCCAGCCTCCAGCGCCATCGTCAGCCACTTCGTAAGCGACATAGATCTTCCAATTCGGCTTGTAGGTGACTTGCTTGACAAGCTCGACTAGCTCACTGTTGAGATAGTACTCATTGTGACTAACGTTGGTCATAGCTCCTCCTCGTCAAAGTCGTCGGGCGAAGAGTCTGGCTCTTGACCACTGTAAGATCGCATTGCCGACAGCGCCTGGCTGTACAATTCTTCCACTCGCTTCTGTGAAGCAAGCATCTCAGCCTTTGCCGCAAGCAATTCGTTCTCTTGGCGGAGCCGTTGTTGTTCTAACTTCTCTCGAGAGGAGCCGAGTTTGAGATAGTGACTGATCACCTGCGATGTGGCAGTCCCATTGAGGATCTGCTTCTCGGCCAAATCGACCGCTGCAGCGATCAACTGGTTTTCGCGTGCTTCTGGTGTAGTTCCAGGAGGTTTACGTGGCCTTTCCGGCTCCTCTTTCCTGAGTTTCGAGGCCATTGTACCCCCTTTCGAACTACGGAAAGTGAAACACTTTGGCCCAAATTTCCCGCCGGGGATTTTTTGAGG